CAGTAAGTGGTACTGCTGCTAGTCCTATTAGAATACACACCCTTGATGCTGGTATGTCTGCTATTGGTGGAGCGGATCTAGGTACTTCTGATGTTAGAATCATTGCTACTTGCTATGATCAACTAAGAGCAGCTACTATAAGTTCTAGAACTTATAATATTCCTAAAGGTACTCTTAGTGTATCTGCCTCTAACGGTGCTACTACTATGAAAGGCTTAAGTAAAATCTTAGGGGGTGCTATGGATGCAGATAGGATTGGAATCTTTTCTGATAGTAGTTCTGTTGATGCTTCCACTTTCATTGTTAACCCTGCTGCTGGTGGATTATGTACTATGGAACTTAGTGCAGGAATTGAACAAGCTGATGGTACCTATGTTCCAGGACCTATTTTCCAAGTCGTTAATCATCAGGGAGGCTGGGGTGGTGTTGGTGTAGCCTCTGTTACTGCTTCTGGGCTGAGTATTAATACCGAGGATGCTGCTTATCTTGTTCAAAGCCTTTGGCCTGGAGAAGGATACAATGCTGGGACTGAGGCTGATGGATCTACTAGTGGAGTTTCTTTTGAGGTTCAAGTAAATGGAGCTAATACTAATGTTGATCAAGTAAATAACTTAGGAACTGCTGTTGAAACCTATAAAACTGGGATGTTATCCTCTGCTTTCTTAGAAACAGATATTGGAACTACTTACGCTGGTAGAACCTCTGATTATATTACTGCTGCTATAGACATTGATGATGGGGCTGGTGTTTCTGTGACTGCTCTTACCTCTTTTGAAAAACCATTAAAAGACTTAGGAGCATTAGGTACTTTAGCAGGTACTCAAGGAGGAGTCGCTACTGTTGACTCTAACCCTCGCTTTGCTAAGTTAGTTCAAGGTACTTATAATTTAGCTGCGGGTACTAATGGAATCCCTGCTACTGAAAATGGGGTGGCTACTGCTGTTATAGGTGAGGTAGAAAGTGATGGTGGTAAGACAGGTATTGAAGCCTTAGATGATGATGTTCTTAACATTTCTATAGCTCTTGCTCCAGGTACTGGGGTTGGAGATCTTCAAACTGTTCAAAATGCTCTGATTACTAAAGCCGAAGCTACTTCTAATTTCCTGGCACTAATCTCTCCCCCTTACGCTGTTGGCAGACCTGGAGATGCGATTGATTGGTCTAACGGATTTGCTACTACTAGAGATTCGGCTGTTAATAGTTCTTATGCTGCGATCTACTGGCCTTGGCTTCAAGTCTTTTCTGTAGCCGATGGAGTAAATCGTTGGCTTGCTCCAGAGATCTTTGCAGCAAGACAGATGACCTATACTGATGAGGTTGCAGACCCTTGGTGGGCTCCTGCTGGATTCGTTAGAGGTCGTTTAACTAAGCCTACGGATGTGGAAGTTATTCTTAACCAAGGTGATAGGGATTCTATGTACTCTGGTGGTAACTGTCTTAACCCGATTGTTAACTTCCCCCAGAATGGTATAGCTATCTTTGGACAAAGAACTTCTCAAAGACAACCTACTGCGTTAGATAGAATTAATGTTAGACGCTTGATGATTTACATCAAGAAGGTTCTTCTTGCTTCTACTCAAAGACTTGTCTTTGAACCTAACGATAGATTTACTTGGGCGAGAGTTCAAGACCTAGTTAACCCTCTATTAGGTGATATTGCAAATAGAAGAGGCATCACTGAATACAGAGTTATTTGTGACGCATCAGTAAATACCCCAGTACGGGTTGATAGGAATGAGATGTGGTGTAAAGTGCTGATTAAACCCACCAAAACTGCTGAGATGGTGATATTTGAACTTAACCTCACTAACCAATCAGCACAATTTTAAGGAGAATATAAATGGCTTTAGATAATTATTATACCGATGGTGGCAGTAGTAAAAGAGAGAAAGTAGGTACTGGTCTTCCTGTTATTTCTCAGGGATTAGACTCTGTACGGACTTATCAATGGGAAATGCATTTTCAAGGGGTTCCTGGTTCTGATTCGACTTTGCAACATGATTTAGTTTTAGCCTGTAAGCAACTGACATCCGTTGGGTTTACTATTGAACCGATTGAAGTGCATCGTGTTAATGACAAGGTTTTCTACCCTGGAAAGGGGCAAACAGAAGAGCTTACGGCTACTTTTGATAACCTTTATCAACCTCAAGTAGCTGCATCGCTTTGGCGTTGGTACTCTCGTATCTACAACCCTTTGACTGGTAGATTTTTAGGAGAACTTGGTGAGTTTGATCCGTCCAAAAAGAAGGCTAATTTTAAAGCAATTGTATGCACCATTCTTCAGCTAGATGCACAAGGACAACCGCAGGCTGAAACTAGACTTTATGGGGTTATGCCCATTTCCTGGAAGACTGCTGAGTTTAATTATGGTACTAACGAGTTTCACACTATTGAGATGGTATTCCGCTATGACTTCATGGAGCAGACGGACAAGACGGGTATGAAAAAAGTTCCTTCTCCTGTGAACGCTGCTATCTAATATTAAACAGCTTTAATAAATAAATTAAATAACAAAAGCCCAGCCTAGAGTTAATCTTCTGGGTTGGGCTTTTCTCCTATAATAAATTATGGACTACTACTATTCATTATTAGAAAGTTACGAACTCCTAAAGCGCAGAAAGTTTAAATTATCTCTTCGTGAAGAGGAGGAACAGGGAGAGAGGGTGGCAGACGCTGACTCTCTGATTAAAGCTATGGTAGGACAAGCTCCTGGATCAACAAAAAAGTTTGCACATCCTCAAGATCCTAAGAAATCTGCTACAGCAGAGGTTACAGATAAAGGCTTTATTAAAGTAAATTTTGGGAAAGGTTTTGGTAGGAATTTTGCAAAGGCTGATTCTGGGGATTTAGTAGGGTCTTCTTTAACGCGCCGTACAAATATGGGTGAGTTGGAGCAGTGGTTTGGTGGGGGTGCGCCACAGGGAGGGGAGCAAGGTGCGGGAGAAGAGGAAGAGGGTGGGGAGGCTCAACCTGGGGAGGAGCTTGCACCAGAAGAAAGCCCCTCAGATAAAGCAGCAGACTCCTTAGGAGATACCTTAGGCAAAGTTCGTTCTAATGTAGCAGAGGATGAACTTGGGAGTGATGATCCAGAGGTAGAAGACGAGGAGCAAGAAGCCTTAGTCCAAGCAAAGGAAGAGAAGTGGTTAGAAGAGACAGAAAGATTAAAAGAAGTTGCTCTTAATACAGGTATGCTGACTGGTATTGATGAGGAGACTGTTGTAGAAACCTTTAATGGTGTGAACGATCTTTTAAGATTAGGTGATGACATAGCTAACAACCCAGGTATGGCAGGGCCGATGGGGTTTTCTGGCAAAATTAATGACTTAATTGAAAAGTATAAAATAACTAAAGATGAAGATGGGTGTCTTTATTTTGATGAAATAAGTATAGCTCTTTGTCGTGGAGATACTCCTACCTACAAAGCTTTAGCAGAGTTCGGTCCCCAACTAGAAGAGATACAAAAAAAAGATAGACAACAAAATGGTAAAGCTAGTATTGCTAAAAGCATACCAAAGAAACCAATGAGTCAAGGAAGGAAGGATGCTATTAGAGGGGTAGCTATTGAGGATGCAGACAACTTAGCCCCTATGTTAGAGAGGTGCTTAGGTAAGAAGAGCCGAGAAGAAATGGTGGAATGTGCTGAATCTTTTAGTAAGGAGGTTTTTAGTTCTATTAAATTGCGAGAAGACTGGGAGCAGTGTAAAGAAGACAAGAAGGCAGGTATTTCTAAGAAGGCTTGTGGAAAAAAGGTTGGAGCTAGTTTTGAAGAGTTGTTAGAAGCATTACAGATTGGATTGTTAGCAGATGATAGTCTAATTTTAACTGGACCCAAAGAAGATTTTGATCGTAATGCCACTAACTTTATTATTGATAGGTTAGTTGCACAATCTGGGGGGAAGTTAAGTAGAGAAGATGCTAGAGCTTTTGTAGAAAAGGTAGTTGCGGATGAGGATGGACCTAAAGCACTTCTTTTAGTAGTGATGGCTAATAGAAAGTTTTCTGCTCAAGTTCATGGAGCTATTATTCCAACCCGTACTAAGGGAGTGGGTCAAGGACAGGAAAGTGGGGGAGAAGAAAGAGCTTCAAATGTTATTGGTGCTAAAAAAGATGTTGAAGATGTTTACTGTCCAGGAGAGGGGGACTTAGAAGAAGATCCTATAAAATTAAGGAAAGCATTAGTTACGAATATTAGAGAGAAAATTTTAAGTCCCGAACAGTTAGATCATTATGCTCAACCTAGTAGGTGTAATGGTGGGCTAAATGAAAAAGGAAACTCTACCCGACCGAAGAAAGGAGAGAAGCCTCAGACCAAGGAGGAGAAAAGGGAGGCGAATATAGATGCAGCAATTGATAGTATGATTAAAGATGGGGTGGGAGATGATAAAGGGTGTTTAGTTATAGGAAGAGAACCTAAGACACACACTGATTCTAAAAACCCTTCCACTTTGGGGGAAATGTCACACCAAAAGCAAAGAGATATGTTTAGGTATCTTGGGGAGGAGTCTAGTGATGGGTTACAAGATGCAGAAATAGAGAGGCTAAAGGTTGTAAAGACCACTTTAGAAGAGTGTGTGGGTAAAGGTACTGTGAAAAAGGCTGTAGAGTTCATGGAGGATATAGCTCCTCGATTAGACAGAGTGGATGCTATACTAACTCCTGGAAGTTGGGTTGAGGGTGAGGATGGGAAAGCTATGGAGGGTGCCTCAGAAGGTTACATAGATCAATGGCTTAATAATAAGCAACAACCCCCCTCTACAGGAGATAAAGAAAGAGCAGAAGAAGCAAAAAAATGTTTAAAAAATAAAGGTGATGATAAATCTTGTAAAGAGTTAGATAAATTAAGATTCGAAGTAAAAAACTTAATAACCAATCGTGAGTTGGATAAATATACAGACTCTGAGGGGCTTGTGTCTGGTAAAGGTAAAGCTTATTTACAAACAATGTATCTATCTGTAGCTGGTTCTGACCAAGAAGTTCTTAATGAAAAGAGAGGGTTAGCGGATAATATACAAAAGGCTGGCTTACGCAATGCTGAAATTGAAGCTAACCTTGGCAACCCAAGGGTACAGTTTAGAAGATCTAAAAAGACGGTCCAACCAGAGGGTCCTCCCGCTCCTGTTGCACCATCAAAAAGTGGAAAACCTAAAGATCCTAAACTACCTACGAAAGTACAACCTACAGGAACACAATTGGGGGATCCATCTCCTTGGGCTGCACAAACAGCCTGGGGTGGAACTACTACT